CCACTATAATTATATCCACCTTCCAAAAAAAATTCTAAAAACTCGACCCCCCTCTAAATGCCCATAACCGATCCTTCTCAACTTCCTGCCAATCTCACGCAGGAGCAACTTTTAGCAACCCCCCTAGGCTTTTCCAAACTACTCGACATCGACCTCCACCCTTGGCAATCGAAAGTCTTTCTCGATGTTGGCCTAGGCAATCGGGTGGCTTTGAAGGCGGCCAACGGCTCCGGCAAGACCTCTTGTTTGGCGGCTCCGTTAGTTCTTTGGTGGTGTACGGTCTATCCAAAGTCGCAGGTCGTAACAACAGCAGGAGTCTATCGGCAGGTAAAGGAACAGCTTTGGCAAAGGCTCGCCGGATGGCGGGATAAGCTCAAAGGCTGGACCCTCAACGCTACTGACCTAACTGCCCCTAACGGATCTAAGGCTATTGGGTTCTCTACTGACGAGCCTAACCGATTTGAGGGGTGGCATAATGACAAACTCCTCATGATCTTTGACGAGGCTAAAAGCATCCCTACCGACATTTGGAGGGCGGCTGAGAGGTGTCAGCCTACTGCTTGGTTGGCTATGAGCAGTACCGGAGGGATGGACGGGGAGTTTGCTCAATGCTTCCTAGGGAAGCGCAAGTATTGGAAGAACTACTCTGTATCGGCCTATGACTGTCCCCATATCAAGAAAGAGTGGATTGATATGCAGATTGAGCAACACGGACGGGACAACCCCTTTATTAGAAGCATGATCTTCTCAGAGTTCATGGGGGAGGATGACGGGATCAGCCCTTTCACTTTTTCTAAGATTCATAACTGCCGGACCAACCCTCCCAAGAAACAGGAGGGGCCTCCGGTGGCTTTTATTGATTGGGCGGGGGGTGGGGACGAAACGGTGATCGCTATAAGGCGAGGAAACGTGATTGAGCCCCTAATAGGGTGGAAGGACTCGGATACGATGCGAAGCGTAGGCAAGGCTATTATTGAGCTAAAGAAGGCCAATCTAAAGCCTACTGACGTTTGGGCTGACGATGGGGGCCTAGGGAAGCCTATGAATGACCGGATGAGAGAACAGGGGTGGGCTATTAAGAGGGTGAACTTTGGGGCTAGGGCCTACTCGGACAACTACGTCAATAGAAGCTCAGAGATATGGTGGGAGACGGCTAGGCAGATCGAAAAGGCTGAATTGATCCTTCCTACTGATGAGCTACTGGATGCCCAATTATGCTCCCGTAAGGCTAAAATAGCCTCCTCAGGCAAACTTGGCCTAGAGTCCAAAGACGAGATGCGGAGGCGTGGGATATGCTCGCCGGATCGTGGGGATGCGGTTTGCGGGGTTTGTTGCGTTAGGGCTGAAAATAATCTTGCGGCTTTTGATTCCGGCAATACGGGATCAGATCAATGGAGCGAGTTGCAGGAATACTCAGAAGGGGAACCTGCGTGTGCTGGCTTCGATATTGGAGGATGAAATAAATGCAAGCATGGACTTGGATCACGGAAAACTGGACTCAGATTGTGGCGGCAGTGGGCGGGATCGTCCTTGCGGCTCGAATCATCGTGAAGCTCACGCCAACTCCTGCGGACGATTCATTCCTCGAAAAAATTATCAATTTCCTAAAAGGGCTGGGGCTAAAGATCGACTAAGTGGGAATCCTAGCCGCCATCTTGCAGATTATCTCGAAGATCCTTGGTTTGTTCCCCAATCGAAGTGAGATTGAAGAATCTGCCAATCGCAGTCAGTGGAAACGCAATAACGATGCCATTGACGCTGATCTCTCTGGTAATGCTTGGTGGGTGCGTAACAACTCAGCCAATCGCAAGAACTAACGGGAACGTCGAAAGACTTATGAAGATGCCGGAATATAAAGAAGTCAGGGAGTCCTCTCCGCAAATTAAGCGGTGGGCTTCCGAGGCTTTGCATTCGGTGAATGATTTGGAATACGAGGCGAGAAGCAAATGATGGAACGTAACGATCTTTACAAAGCCCTCCTCGATGACTTGAAGGCCCGTACTGGTTGGGAAGAACGGCAGAGGATTTGGTATGAGATGCGCCATTCTGGACTCCGCCGGAAAAAGAAATTGCCTTGGCAAGCCGATCTTCATTATCCCTTGGCGGATTCGATCATCAACAAGCTCAAGCCTTTTTACTATCAGCAGGTTTTCTCGAATGAAGTGATTGCTTCTTTTGTCCCCTCCACTCCTCAAACGGATGGAATTACGCAGGGGATCTCTCGGTGGTTTGATTATTGCATCAAACAGGAGAGCAACTTTGAAAGCGAGATCCTGACTGCCATTGACCACACTCTGATGAGTGGGTTGAACCTATTAAAGATTTCTTGGGACGAGGATACAAAGTCGGTCCGGTTTGATTCCGTTGACCCCGTGTTCGCCATCGTCCCGCATTATACTCGGGACATTAAGAACTGTGATCGCCTCTGCCATGTGATCCAGATGAGCCTGAATCAGTATAAGAGCAACAAGCTGTATAATCAGGACGAAGAACTGATCCGCAAAATTAAGGGCAGGACAGGAGAGGGTACGAGACTGTCCACGCTTGAGAACATCAAGTTCCGGCGGGAAGGAATCACGGTCGGGGCCGAAGAGGATCAAGTCATCGTTTGGGAAGTTTATGAACGGGATGAAGAGGGCAAGATCATTGTCCATACCTTCAGCCCACTAGCCCCCGAGGATGACATCCGGCCTTCGTTTGAGTTGCCCTATAAGCATGGTCAAATGCCTTTCGTTCCGTTTGTCATGGAGATTAAGGACAAGGGAGTTTATTCCAGTCGTGGTATCTGCGAGATCGTGGCTCCGTTTGAAAGCTATATGTGCAAGCTGATGAACGAGAAGGCTGATGCGATGACGCTTTATAATCGCCCTCTCTTCCGTTGCGAGCAGGACATTCCCAATTCCAACAATTTGAAGTTTGGTCCTGCGACGATTCTCCCCGTGGGTGTAACTCCGGTGACGATGCCGCAACCACCTATCAGCTTTGACCAAGAGATGATTAACCAACGTATGATTTCCGAATACCTGACTTCCATGCCGGACTTTGGTATGGGCCAACAGCAGGGAATGAAGAATGCCCGTACTGCGACTGAGGTTTCTCAGATTGGAGCCCTCATGGGTCAGTCAACGGACCTTCGGGCTAGGATCTTCCGGATCTCGCTCGGTTATGTTTATCGGCAGGCCTACTCCGTTCTCTGCCAGTTTGGGAAGAAATCCCTTTCTTATTACTTTAACCAAGCCTTCGGAACCATTCCTCCGGAAGCCTTGCAGGTTGAATATGCAATTCATCCATCGGGCTCGGCGGACGGAATCAATAAGGCAGTCCAATATCAGAAGGCCTTCAGCCGGATGCAACTGCTTTCGGGTAATCCTTTCGTGGATCAGCCTTCTCTTGTCCGCTCGGTTCTCGAGATCGACGATCCGGCCTTGGTGAACAAGCTACTCACCGATCCTAACCTCCGTGGGCAGGATGAGAAGGAGGAGCAGGCTAAAGAGAACCTTATCATGGAAAGTGGGTATCCGGTGGCAGTTAAGCCTCAGGATGACCATAAAGCACATATCGAAGTTCTCCTTGGCAGGATTCAGTTGCTCACTCAGCAGGGTGGGGGATCTCAGCAGTCTCAGCAGTTGTACGGTCAACACCTTGAGGGACACCTTCAGGGGCTTGGAAAGACTGACAAGAACGCTGAGAGGCAGATTCGGGCAATGCTCAGGAAGCAGGCTCAGAGTATGCAGGCTCAAGGCCAGCCTCAGCAGGGTATGACATCAACTCAGACTATGCCTCAAGGCGGAGTGTAATAAGGCTTTATAATATATGTTGCATAAACTCAAGATTGTCTTACGCCTCTGGAAAGAACTTGGAGAGGTATCGGTTGACTGGAAACAGGAGGACACTACCGCAACCAAGTTGTTCTTTGAATCTGCCTCCGGCAAGCGGTTCATCACCTGTCTGCGAAATGCGGCAACTCGTAAGGATATTAGCGCAGTTTTCAAAGGCGGCGGATTGTTTGAATCCGGAAAAGCAGTGGGTTTCCGAGAAGCACTTGTCTTTATCGAATGGTTGGCTTCTTCGGAGATTGAAGATTTTAACGAGGACTCGGAGCCTGAGGCCGTTTCCGAACTCCTCGAAAAACTACGGCCTTAAACTTAACGGGAAGGACACCTGACAAACCATGATCGAGGAGAGCAACATCGGAGTCGAGCAGGTTGCGGAACCAGCAGACTCCTCCAAGGTAGAATCGGTAAGCGAGGAAATGATTCGTGAGCTTGCGGCGCAAGCTGACGGAGTTCCTTACAAGCCGAAAGCGGAATCACCTGCACTCGCAAAGCAGGACCAAGGGGCCTCAGAAAAACCACAAACAAACGAGGAAGTTAAAGATTCGTTAGAATCGACTGACTCAAAAGAAACAAAAGAAGATTCAAAGGTTGTATCGGATGATGCAACCAAGTCTCTCAACGCCTCCGAACCCTCGAGCGACAAGCCTGAGGTTAAGGACGTTAAACGGGCTAAAGAAGAGGCTCGTTTGGCTGAAAGCTGGAAAAAGCTGGAAGCTGAAAAAGCCCAAGTTCGTGCAATCCAAGCAGAGTTCCAAAGAAAGATCGAAGAAGCTGAAAAGGCCTCCGATCCGACTAGTCCGGCCAAGCCGGAGGAACTTCGCAAGTTTGCCCGTGAATGGGAGGACGAGGGTAAGGACGATCTTGCGAAAGCGGCTCGCATTCAGGCTGAAAAGCTGGAACAGAAGATCCGCAGGGATGCGGAACGTGGTGAACGCAAGATCAAGGATTTTAACGAGACATGGACCACAAGTGTGAATCGCATGATCTCTGAGAATCCTGAACTCAAAGACGAGTCATCGGATCTTGGGAAGAGAGTCATCTCTCTGCTCAAGAGTGAAGATGCCGACTTGAGGAACCTTATCAATTCAACGCCAAACGGATTCGTCTATGCCACTCAGATTGCAAAGATGCAAAAAGCGGCGGAGGAGTCGGAAGCGTTGAGGACTGAAATTGAATCTTTAAGAAAAGAAAACGGGGACCTTCGGAAAAAGACCTCGCTATCTGCAAGCGGAAATCAAAAGCCTGCCAAACGGAAATCCTTCGATGAGATGGACTCCCGCCAACAGGAATCTTTCCTCCGCAGTATGGCAGTGGACTCTGATTCTGGTGTTCTCGTAGGAGATTAAAAATCATGGCTACTATGACTCGCACCAGTGCGTCATCCAACCTCTCAAGCTATTTTCAGGCTTACCTGAGCAAGCAGTTGGTTGATCGTATTAAAGAAACACTCAAACTAAACGACTACGCCCAGCAGGTTGATCTGCCCAAGAACATCGGAAGTTCTTCCGTTAAGTTCTTCCAGTATGATACCGCTCCGGCCTCGTCCAACGTCCAGACCCTCACCGAAGGTACGCCTATCAGCACCTTCCGTGAAGTTGGATTGAATAGCGTCTCTGTCTCGCTTACCCAATACGGTGAAGCGGTTAAGATCAGTGACGTTCTTTCCATGACGAGCCTCTTTGACGTTCTCAAAGAAGCCGTTGGTGCAATGGGTGAAGAAGCGGCCCTCAAAGCTGACGATCTTTCCCGTGACCAGTTGGTTACTGGAACTGACGTTGGTGGAAACGGAACCACGAAACGCTACGGACAAGGGATTGCGGATTTCACAACCCTCAACTCCACGGCGGCGGCTTCTGCGTTCTTGGACGCTGAGGACCTCATGGATGCGGTGACTGCGCTGAAAGCCAACAAAGCTAACCCTTTGAATGGTCAATTCGTTGCGTTGGTTCCCCCTC